AGTTACCGTTCCAGCAGGATATAAAGATCGAGCAGGTTTTGGAACAACATCACTTGCAACAAAAGAATATGTTGATTCAGTATCTCAAGGTTTAGATGTAAAAAATTCTGTTGTAGTAGCAACAACTACAAATTTAGTAGCAACTTACAATAATGGTACTTCAGGTGTAGGTGCAACATTAACTTTTGCTTCAGCTGTAAATACACTTGATGGTATTGCATTAACAGATGGCGATAGAATTTTAGTAAAAGATCAATCAACAGCAAGTGAAAATGGTATTTACGTAAGAACATCATCAACTGTTTTTACACGAGCAATTGACGCTGATACAGCAAGTGAAATTACAGGCGGCACATTTGTATTCGTAGAACAAGGTACAGCTAACGCAGAAAATGGTTATGTCTTTACACATGAAGGCACACCTACATTAGGTTCAACATCACTTACAGTATCACAATTTTCAGGTGCAGGCCAAATTACAGCAGGTGCTGCTTTAACAAAAACTGGTAATCAAATAGATGTAGCGGTAGATAACAGTTCAATAGAAATTGTAGCAGATCAATTAAATGTAAAAGCATTAGGTATTACAAACTCAATGTTAGCAGGTAGTATTGCAACAAGTAAATTAGCTGCGCCACATTTTTTTATTTCAGACGAAACATCATCTGTTGCACAAATAAATTTAAATCAAACTTTACAAATAAATGCAGGCGAAGGTATTGATACATCTATTTCAGGCAATATAATTAATATTATAGGAGAATTAGCGTCAAACGCAAATATAGGAGTAGCTTCATTTAATGCAGGTAATTTTACAGTTACAAGCGGTGATGTTACCGTAACAACAATAGACGGAGGTACATATTAATGTCATTTTTTATTTGGCATATTTTAGCAATTTTAACAGTTATGACTGTTTCTTATATTATAGGGTATAGTGTAGGTCATAAAAATGCTATTGAAAAAAGAAATTTTAAAATTATAGATCGTATTAAAGATATTTTTAGGAAATAATTATGGCAACTGTAATTAAACCTAAAAGGTCAATCGTACCAGCTTCAGTTCCGCTAGCAGGCTCTTTAGAAATAGGCGAATTGGCTATGAACATACCTGATGGTAAATTTTATACAAAAGATCAATTTGGTTCTGTATTAGAAGTTGGCGGTGCTGGTGCAATTACACTTCAAGGTGTTACAGACAACAGTGCTGTCACAACAAACAGTATTACTTTAAATGGTGGCAACTTAATATTTGAAGGTCTTGTTGAAAATGCTTTTGAAACAACTTTAACTGTAGCAGAACCAACATCAGATCGAACAATTACATTACCAAATCAATCAGGCACAGTGGCGATGGACGGAGACGCTTTAGCATACTCTATTGTTTTTGGAGGATAAAAAATGGCAAGTCTATTTAAAAATGCCGGAATGCAAATAGTAACATCTGATAATGCTAGTGCAAATTTCTATACTTGTCCTGCTGGCACAGTGGCCGTTATACACGCTTTATATATTTCAAATAAAAGTTCTTCAAACGTAGGCAATGTAGATGTAAAAGTTACAACTGATGGCGGTACAACTTTTTATCATATAGGAAAATCTTTAGAGATAGAAACTAATAATACATTAGTTTTAGATAAACCAGTAAATTTAGAAGCAAATGATATTATTAGAATTGTTGCCGAGCTCAATGTTGACTCAACTGCACCAGATATAGAAGCATTTGCTAGTATATTGGAGATTTCATAATGTCATATTTAATAGGTACAACTTCAATATCAGTAGATAAATTAAAAAATTTTAATGCTTTAAGAAGAACAACCGAGGGTATGTTGTATTTAACGACTATTGATAGACAAAGAAGTAATGAAGAAATTTTAGTCTCACTTTATTTTGAAGAAGGTAAATCAGATTTAGTTCCTACAGATGAAACAAATTATGTTACAGAAAGAAAAGAATATTTTAATCCGCAAACCTTTACGGGAGATGGTACCACAACTACTTTTTCTTTAAGCACATCAGGTTTAACAATATCAAATATAAGTGTTTTTGTAAATGGCGTTGAAAAAACAGCATTTACGGACTATACTTTATCAGGCACAACATTGACTTTAGTTTTGCCACCAGCAGCCGGAATTTCTGTGGTAGTTATGCAAAATAACAAGAGATATAAAAACAATGATAGTGACAAATACCAACAATTTACTTATGATTTTAACTCAACTTACTTTATAAATAGTGATGGAATACTTATAAGAAGGGAAAATAAACCAGTAGCTCGAACACCATTAGCTAGTGATAATTTTAATACTTTTGAAACTACAGCTACGGTTAATAGCACAACTTGGAGTACCTACTAAAAAATGTTTATAAATATATATTTAAAATAAATTACAACTATGGCAGATTTTCAATTAGGTAGACTTAAATTTAAATGGCGAGGCGATTGGGCTACCTCAACGGCATACGTTGTAGATGATTTAGTAAAATATGGTGGTAATACATATGTTGTTACTGTAAACCATACTTCAGCTGCAACATCCGAAAACTTTTATACGGATTTAGCAGCTTCAAAATATTCTTTACATTCCGAGTCTCTTTTCTTTAAAGGCGATTATGCCGCTTCAACACATTACAAATTAAACGATACAGTAAAATACGGTGCTAGACAATATCGTTGTACAACTCAACACACATCAGCGGCCGCTGTTAGTGGTGTAGCAATTTTAAATACAGCAAATTTTCAATTATATATTGACGCAACAGATTATAAAGGCGACTATGCTTTAAGCACATATTATAAAGTTAATGATGTTGTAAAATATGGTGGCAGTTTATACATTTGTATCACTGCACACACATCATCAGGAGCTGCATCTTCTTTTGATGAAACAAAATTTAATTCTTATTCAGAAGGTTTACAATTTGAAGATAGTTATAACTCTGCTACAAATTATCAAAAAGGCGATATCGTAACTTATGGTGGATATGTTTACGTTGCAATCGTAGAGGTACCGGCAGGCAATACACCAATAGATAACGCATTTTGGGATATCGTAACAACAGGTTATAATCCAGTAGGAACATTTTCATATGGCACGGCATATAAAACAGGAGATGTTGTTAATTACGGAGGTAATTCTTACGTAGCAAAAACAAATCACTCAAATGAATATCCTGCCGTTCAAGCAACTGGCGCCGTAAACTCAACACATTGGAATTTAGTAACATCAGGTTTTAAATATCAAGGATCTTATTCTTCAGGTACAACATATTATATAGGTGAAGTTGTAAGATATCTAGGATCATCATACGTAAATAAAAAAGATAGACAAACAGGTATAACTCCAGGCGTTGACGCTTCAGTTTGGGAAACACTAGCAGTTGGTGATGAAGGCAACGTGATGACTGAATCTGGAGATATGATTATTCTTAATGCTTCAGGTGCTCCAGCAAGATTAGATTTAGGACCTCCAGGTTCAATATTAACTTCTAATGGAACATTACCTGAATGGCGTTATGATGAAGGCACAAGAAACGTTTTATACGTTGCTAATTCAGGAGATGACGCTATAGCTACCGGTGCAAAAACTTTACCTTTTAAAACAATTAAAGCTGCTTTAGCTGCTTCTAATAAAAATGATATTTTAGCACTTTCATCTCTTACTGGAGGCACAGGCGGTCCTGCAGGTGTTTTTACTGTTTCTACTACCACAACAGGCGGTATAGGATCAGGAGCAGTTTTTAGAGTTACATTAGATGGTTCAACAACGCCTACAATTAGTAATGTACAAATTATAGATGGTGGTAAAAATTACGCTATAGGTGATTCTGTTACAATAAATGGAGCAACATATTTGGGTGGCGCTTCAAATATGACTTTAATAGTGAGCAATGTAGGTTTTGGAGATTTAATTTGGGTAAAAAGCGGATCGTATTTAGAACAATTACCTTTAGTAGTTCCTGCTAACGTATCAGTAAGAGGCGAAGCATTAAGAGCTGTAGAAGTAAGACCTGCTACCGGCAGTTCATCAACAGCTGCGACAGTCACATTCGCTTCAACAATTTCAGGTGCTACTCCAGGAACTTACAAATATGTACATACAACAGCAGTCACAGGATCAGGAGCCGGATTAGTTATAAACGTTACGATCACAGGCGTAGCTGTAAGTGCTGTTGCTGTTTATCATGGAGGTTATGGTTTTGCAATAGGAAATACCGTATCAGTAAGTGCAGGAACGATTGGTTGCGGAGGATCAGGTACTTTAACAGTACAAGTTTCAACATTAGAAAATAATAATGCTTCTTATATGTGGTTATTAAATGATGGTACAAATTTACGATTAATGACATTGAGAGGTATGACAGGTACATCTGTACACTTATCAGCAAATACTGCTTTTGGTGGTGCGATCTTAGCCTCGTTAGATCCTGAAGGAAGTATTTTAACACAATCACCATATTGCCAAGATATGACATCCGTAAACTCTAACGCCGTTGGTGTAAAAATTGATGGACTTTTACACACAAGTGCTGCGAGTAATAAATCAATTTTAGGTACGCATTTTACACAAATTAATTCAGACGGTATTGGTATATGGTGCCACGGAAATGGCCGTGCAGAAATGGTTTCTTGTTTTACATATTTTTGTAACAAATCTTATTTTGCTTCTGAAGGTGGTTTTATTAGAAGTCTAAACGGATCATCTTGTTATGGAGAACAAGGTGCCGTTGCAATCGGTGAATTGGCTGCTGAATTGCCTGTATCTGTACAAGGTAATGGTGAAATGTTAAGATATAATGCAACTTTAGCGTCAGTAGGACCTGGTGGATTTATAGGTTTAGCTTCACAAACAGATATTTCAGGATCAATAGCAACTAACGGTTCAGGAACTGCTACAATTTTAGGAAATACTTCTGGCGCAACAGCTACATTTTTTAGATACAACGTTGAATTAAATAATTTACATATAAAAAATAGAATAGGTAACTTTCAAAAAGGTGAAGTTATTACGATAACAAAAGAAGGAGGATCAACATTTCAAGTTACATTAAATGTAAGTTTTGGTGAAACATCTCCATCTACTGTTGCTCAAACAGGTCAAGTAGGTCCAATTATTTCATTAAAATCAGGAGTGACAGCATTAACAGCATCTAACATAATAAGAGTAGGTGCTAACGTAAAATTTGCAGGTAACTCAACATATTATCGTGTCAATTTAATAACAGAAGAAAACACCGCTGCTGGTACAGCAACTGTACGTTTAACAGATAGCGTGACACAAGTTGATGGTCCTGTATTAAATAACGCCGTTACACTTATAACAAGAAAATTCTCAAACGTCCGATTAACAGGCCACGACTTTTTGGATGTAGGTACAGGAGATGTAATTACAACAAATTATCCAGGAACACCTTCTCAACCAGCTGATCAAACAGATGAAGTAGATGAACAAAATGGTGGCCGTGTTTATTTCGTTTCTACCGACCAAGATGGTGACTTTAGAGTCGGTGATTTATTCCGTATTCAACAGGCAACTGGTATTGCAACATTAAATGCTGACGCTTTTGACCTTTCAGGTCTTTCAGAATTACAACTTGGTTCTATTGGTGCTCAATTAGGTGCTACAATTAATGAATTTTCAATTGATGAAACTTTAGCAGGAAATAGTAATACAGCTATACCTACAGAAAATGCCGTGTTAGGTTATATGACAAGAGATCACGCAGGCACAGGACATTGGGTGCCACCTACAGGCACAACAGGAGAAAGACCTACAGGCGCTGCTTTATACACAGGTGGATTTAGATATAATACAACTTTAACACAGTGGGAAGGATATAATGGAAGCTCTTGGACAGGATTAGGCGGCGGCAATCCATATATTACTATTGTAGGTGATGGTTCAACTATATTTACAGTATTATCAAATGATAGAATTTTTGTAAATACATCATCAGCGACTGCTACAATAAGCTTGCCATCTTCTCCATTATTAGGAGATGAAATACAATTTTTAGATTTTGCAGGAACTTTTGACACAAATATTTTAACCATAAATAGAAATGGTTTAAAAATTATGGGACTTACCGAAGACATGACTGTGGATGTTAAAAATGCAGGCTTTGGTTTAGTTTACACAGGATCAACTTATGGTTGGAAAATAATTGAAAACGATTAATAAATAGTAAAAAAACATGAGCACATACGCAAATTTTAAATTAAGTAAAAAAGAAAAAGATGATTTCTATGGTATTCTATTATCTACCGATTCAAAAACTATTCATAAAACTCTTACAAGAGTTTCAGGTAATGATAGTGTTTTTGAATTTTCACTTTCAACGGCATTTAATACTACAACAGCTACCTTCACAGATTCATTTTCTTTAAATCAAAGTAACGAGTTAGCGTATAATTCATCCAAGTATGCAACGGCGGATAACATTAGTGTTTCTGGAATAAAATTTAATACTGATGGCACAAAATTTTATGTTTGTGATTCTGCAAATAGTAGAATCAATCAATATAATTGTACTACAGCTTATGACGTATCTACAGCTTCTTACTTTACAACATTTTCAACTTATGCAAAAGAAATTACACCACGAGATTTAATTTTTAATTCTGCTGGTACAACAATGATTGTTTTAGGCGCAGGAGGAAATTATGATCAAGGTATATCAGCTCCACAACTTGTACAATATACGTTGTCAACTGCTTTCAATATTTCAACAGCAACTTTTTCAAAAAGAGCTTCGTTGACTTCTAGTTATCCTGACGTAAAAGGTTTAATTTCTAACGTGGCCGGAACAGTTTTCTATGTTTCAGATGATACAAATAATTTAACGTCTGCTTATACCATATCTACAGCTTTCGATCTTGCAAGTGTCGTAGCTTTAGCTTCTTACGATCATACTTCTACAGCTTCAACTATTCGAGGCATAGCTTTAAATGCGGCAGGAACTAAATTATATGCTTTAAATAATGCAACAAATTTAGTTTATGAATATCCATTAAACACGGCTTTCAATATTGTAAGTACACAGCCTTCTTCTGCTAACTTTTCAATA